TAACACGAGATTTGGTGTAGATTACGCTACTACATTCTTAACCTATTACGTTCAGTACTCGATAACTTACCAACAAACTGACGCCTTGGGTACGGTGGATCCCGTAAATAACCCTACTGGCTCGATTGATCTAACTGAGGCCGGTTTATTCGATTCTGCCGGTAATTTATGGAGTCATGTAGCATTAAATGGTGTATCACACGATAACACTACGACTCTGTCGATTCAATGGCAAGTTTTAATGAAAGGAAATTAGTACACATTATGTGTACGTTTTAAGGAGGTTAATAAATGGCTTTATATAACATAACAGTCGGAGGCCTACCGCAAGCATCGGATTTAAACCAGCTAGTAGATGTATTTAAAGGCACCCACGATATTGGAACGATTACATTCGCTCCTACGGTGGTTGCACCGACAACAACTGGCTTCTCTTTGGTTGGTCAAGCTGGATCAACGCTTGGTGTCGGAGCATATAACTATCAGTTTACGTACGTGACCGGATATTACAAATCTGACGGCACATTAGTATTAACGGGAGAAACAACGGTCTCCCCTTCCCTAGCGATCACAACCGCCAGTGCAAACACGACAGTTAAGGTAACACTACCGGTCCCAGCAGCTGCTTCCGTGGTAGCAACGAGGATCTATCGTACTGCCGTGGGTGGAGCAACGTATGGCTTAATCGCAACAGTCAAAGATGGAACAACTATTTATACAGATAGCACGGCTGATGCAAGCCGTGGAGCAGCCCCTCCAGGATCCAACACAACTGGAACACGGTTCGGATCGTTAATAACCGGAGACTTAACGGTCAAAGGGTTTATCTCGAACAACGGTCAGGGTAATGTAAGTCCTAACTATATTGAACGAAACTCTCCGAACCCGAACTTATACATTAACCAGTTAGGCACAGGGGTCATTGCTGACTTCCAAGTTGCTGGGGTCTCAAAAGCATCGATTTCCAACAGCGGTGTATTCGTCTCAAACGTGGCAACGGGCACAGCACCATTCACTGTAGCATCAACGACGAAAGTAACGAATTTGAACGCTGACTTGTTGGATGGAATCGATTCAGCTGGCTTTACTCAGCAGACGTCACAATCGGCAACATTACCGGCTACAGCTGGTTGGTACCGTATTGCTCAGTCCGCATCGAGCATCGCTCGTAACGCAGCACGGTTTGAATTAGATTGGACTCTGTCTGGTGTTCACGGTCAGGCTACATTTAACGCTGGTATCATGTACGGAAACACTTCATCTGCAACGATTAACCAGGTAATGTTCTCAAACTATGTTGCTGGACACGGAATCACCCAAGCTCGTATTGTTTACCACACGACTTACTCTGGTAACTATGCGTACCTTGAAGTTTATAACGCTGGTGCTGACGCCATCACGCTTAATGTTCAGATGATTAGCGCTCTAGGTTGGTCGTTGATTTCACCAAATACGGCCGGCTCCATTCCAGCTGGATATACCTCATACGGAATTACGTTCTATGACGGGATATCAACGGATGGACAAATCGTATCTGCTGTGGCAACGGGGACAGCGCCTTTAATCGTTGCTTCAACTACAAAAGTAACAAACCTAAATGCTGATCTGGTCGATGGATATAACTTTAACCAGGCTCTTCAGACAACGGATAGCCCGTCATTCAACCGGTTAACTTCCACAGTGGCTACCGGTACAGCACCGTTTACCGTAACATCAACAACAGCTGTTGCGAATCTGAACGCTGATATGGTCGATGGTTATCATATGAACCAAGGCGTTCAAACGACAGACAGTCCGACTTTCGTTGGTGGTTTAATCAAAGCGTCCACAAACGGAACAACAACGTTCCAAGTACAGGACTCCTCCGCGAATCCGGTATTCAACGTTGACACAACGAATCAACGTGTTGGTGTTAATACAAACATGCCGGCAACGTTAATGCACGTTTTCCAAGACGCCAATGCCGATGGTATTAGACTAGAACAAAAAGGCTCAGCCAATTGGTTCACCATGCTTTATATGCCATTAAATACCGACTATAACTCGGCAGTCTGGTACTGGAATGGATCCGCATTTGCAGATCAAACGCCTTCGGCCAACGTCAGTTTACCTGGTCAATCACAGGTATTACCGTCTGCAATTGGTCATTACTTGTACATCGGTAACACTGCAAAAGTCACTCGACAGATAGTCGATATCATAACAGCTGGTGTTAATGGGGTCATCGCATGGGAGTATTGGAATGGAACGGCTTGGACTACTTTAAACGGTGTTACACCAACCGGAAACAACTTCAGCTCTGATGCGACATTCACGTTCATTGCTCCAGCCGATTGGACGGCAAAAGCAGCCGTTTCAAACAGTACACCATTCATGCCTTCGAGTACTACAGCAAATATTCCGGCCGGTGCTTCAACGGCTGTACTGTATTGGATCCGTGCAAAAGTAACTGTTGCATTCACTACGGGTGCTACTTATAACTATTTTACGCCATCCCCTTTCACAGGAAACGCTATTGGGTTAAACGTTGCCGGTAGTACAAAATTCACCGTTAACTATGCCGGAGGAATTGCTACGGGTACTAGTTTGTTTTGGACGGCTGCTATGCAGTCATATGGATTGAATCTGAATAACTCCGATATCATCGGTGCCAATAACATCGTAATGAATGATGAAGCTACTTCAGATACCGAGGGGATGCAATGGCTTAAGTCAGGTAAGACATCTGGGTCAACCGATTTCACGAATGATTACGATACGTTACGTGTACTAGATGGACAAGTGTTCCTAAACAGTGAGCCTGTCATAACTGGAGCTAGAGGAACTTTATGGTCGGGTGGTTACTATTTAACGGATACTCAGACTATTACGCCTAGTAAATCGTTAAGTCAATGTGCAAACGGTTGGATCCTTGTGTGGTCGGACTACGATGCTTCAACCTCTACGGCTAACAACTTTGACTTTGATTACACTTATATACCGAAGAACAGTCCTGCACTTGGGTATATGCATAATGAAGCAATTGGAGCCTATGTAAGTGCATCGACGGACACTATTATCACGAAAGCTTTCACGCCTACTAACACTACTATCACAGGAAACGCAGCTAACAGCTCGGCTACCACAACTGCGAATGACGTTGTTTTACGCTATGTCCTAGAGTACTAGAAAGGAGAATACGATGGATATTTTCATTCAGATAGACGAAACAAAACGAGTGATCGGGTGGTCTAGTTCGGAGGATCAGAATTCAATTCTGGTCTCCGTTCCGGACGATCACTCGTTTTTCAGTAACCCGTTCGTTCATCATTACGAAAATGGTGCACTAACTTATAACGAAGAAACGCATTTACGTCTTGCTCGGAACAGTAAGATGAGAAAGCTAAAAGTAGCATGTGATGAAGCCATCCTAGGTCGTTTCACTGCAACGGTTGCTGGCGTTGAATATCAATTCTCATGCGACAATGAAGCACAGAAAAACTTCGAGAAATTGGATCGTGCTTTCGAAAAAGGTCGTATAACTGAGGAGAAATGGACTGCTTACGATAGCGACGGTAATGTGGTGCGTCTAACTCTAGATGCAATGAAATTCGAGTCGGTCTACGTGGCGCATCTGTACCACATCTCAGGTAACGTCTCTAAACTTCGTGACGACCTGGGGCCGAAAGTTAACGCAGCACAATCCCTAGACGAGTTGAGTACAGTCATATGGTAAAAAGATATTTTTGGAATCTACTAATTGCCATCGACCAATTCTTCAATGTTGCTCTGTTTAACGGGTATCCGGACGAAACGATTTCAAGCAGATTGGGTAAGCATGTTGCCAAACACGACAACTGCCCTTTTTGCAATCTCGTCTGTAAGTTTTTAAACCTGTTCCAGAAAGACCATTGCGTCAAGTCAATTGAATACGATGAGGGCGAACCCTTTAGTGATTGACGGTCTATAACTAGGCCGTCTTTTATATTGACTCGAAGGGAGGTGAAACGATGGAGCACGAAAACAACGAGCGTATTGCAGTAGTCGAGAAGGCAGTCGAAAACATCGAAAAAGGGATGGGTCGTATGGAATCAAAATTAGACACCCTATTAGACAACATTGATAAAAAGTACGTCCCGAGAACTGAGCTCGAAGCAACCGTCAAGCGTCTGGAAGAGAAAATAGCTAACCAAGACGAAGAGATGACGGCGATGAAAGACCGTAACGGCAAGATTGTCGGTGGTCTAGTTACTGCGATTATCACTCTCGGTGCTGCTGTATTACCAGGATTTTTCAAATAACAATTAAACGGAGGTATTGAAATGTTACCAATTACAGAAATGTTTATTCCAGTAAACCGATTTTCACGTAAAGGAACGAAGATCGAAAAAGTGAAAGGAATTGTAATGCACTATACTGCCGATCCTGGAGCGTCTGCTGTAGCAATTGCGAAATACTTCGCTAATCTACGCAAACAAGATCCTAACGATGAGAGATCCCGTTTTGCTTCGGCCACATTCGAGGTTGATGATGTAGCTATCGTTGCTGCCCTTCCTTATAAGCCAGGTGTCGTTGAAATGGCGTACCACGTTGGATCTAAAACTTATACGCCAGAAGCGTTAAAGAAATTCGGTTCATATCCGAATAACTGCACAGTCGGTATCGAAATGTGTTTAGACGAGCACGGTAATATCACTGAGAAAACGTTCCAGAACGCTGCTGATCTAGCTGCTTACCTATGTAAGCTATACGGATTAGACGAGGGAGATATCACGACTCATAAAGCTGTCGTTGGTTGGAAAGACTGCCCTCTTCCATGGATTAAGAAACCATCTGAATTAGTTCGCTTCAAAGCTGAGGTTCACAAACGCCTACATCCGGCTCCTGTCGCTAAACCGGTAACCCACTCTGTTTTACGCAAGGGAGATACAGGTGCTGAAGTTAAGCTTATGCAAACGTTGCTTGAAAAGAAAGGTTTCGAGTTAGGTACGCCAGATGGCTCATTCGGACCACACACTGAGGCAGCTCTAAAGGGATTCCAAAAGAAACTAGGCTTAGCAGCTGACGGTATCTGTGGCCTTTACACTTGGAGGAAGTTACTTGGATAGCATTAAAGTGTACATTATGTACACATATTACAGGGCGCTACATTTCGTGGCGTCCGTCTTTTTATGGAGGTAAATATGTCGATGGAACAGTTAAGGAAACATTTAAAGCAATATGGGCCCGGGAATTACGCCAAGGTCGTTCCAGCTCATGACCAGTTCCAGACGCTGAAGACTGTCACCCATTATGAGGCCCACGAGGAACGTTCTGAGTCCGCAGAATTCCGTGCTGTAAAGAAGAAACTTCATGCCGAGGGTGTTGGGTGCTGGATCGGAAACGGACGCTGTGAAGGCGACCTAGAGGTTCACCACAACGTGGTCGAGTACTCAGCTATGACTGAAGTCGATTGGGAAAAAGTGAAGGCCGATCATCCGAACATCACGACTCCCGAGGATATCGACGGCATGATGGTCTTGTGTAGCAAACATCATCGTGGGATCGGGACAGGAATCCATACAACGGACTACCCAACATGGGAGCTGCAGAAATATCTAACACCGGCAGCACTCGATAAATTCGAAGCAGCCGTAAAAAAGTTAAAGGAGAATGATAAATGATGAAAGCAAGATTACACAATTACGGTTTTTGGATGTCATTAGCATCAGCTTTGGTTTTATGCGCTCAAGCGTTGGCACCGTTATTTGGGTTCCACTTACCGGCTGGAATTGACGTGAAGGTATCAACTGCTGTTACCGCATTACTTGGAGTTCTTACTGTGCTTGGCGTAGTATCTAACCCTAAAGAAGGTAAATTTTACGCTGACGAGAAAAAGTCTGCATAACGAAAGAACGCCCTGGCTTACGCTGGGGCGACTTTTTTTTATGAGATAAAATACATTATGACCATTATACATACGGTAGTAAGCGCCCCCAGCAGTCTGAGGAATGAATCAGCATCCTTGACGTCATACGAATGATACTTCCCTCTTTGACGAACTAACCTAATTGACCTTGTAGACCAAGGCTCCTCCGGTGACTCGTATTGATCCGGAAGGAATCGTCCCTGTTCGTCTCTCAGCCGGTTCTCCCATGGACTCGACTCGTCCTCGTCCATCATCTCCATTATCGCCATCACCCTTCTTAACTTCCGTTGATCCATCATCATTAACGTCCTCCCCTTTCGCCTTCTGTGCCAACCAGTAACTATTGTCTGATAACGACCATTTTGGAGCCGGTGCTTCTTTCTTCATATACGGTTCTAAGATCTCCAGGAACTGTTCGGAGTGGGCCGCCGCAAAAAGTGCAGCTCGTATGATTTGGTTCCGGTCTAACTTAGTTGCATGGAACATTTCATCTACGTAATTCTTGAATACATCATCATATCGGACAGTTGGTCTATACAATAAATTCACCCTTTCTCGACGTCTCTGATAAAAGGTATGAGCCAAGGCTCGTCCCATATTCCTAAAACTTTCGTAAAAGTGCTTATATATTTAGGATTTTTGGGCAAGGCTGGTGGTACATATTCTATTAAGGAGAGATGAAAATGTGGGGATTCGGTAAGCCTCGTAGCAAATTAGGTAAGTGGTTGGATAGGAACGGCCTGGATCAACAGGATCTCATTCAAGAGTCGAAGGTAAATAAAAATACGGTATCTAAAGCATGTAACGATAGTGACTATATTCCACGCCAGGACGTAATGAAAAAGATACTGAGGGCCGTAAGAAAAATGGATCCGGACGCAAAAATGTCTGATTTCTGGGATATGTAATTGTTTACAAGTAATCGTCCATAGTGTACAATCTAGTTATTGAGATGTCGACACCACAGTCGGCAGATGGAGGTGACACTATGATACGCAATAAGGTTCAACAGTATTTTGACGCTAACGGCATCACGATACCTATCGCGCATCATGCGACTAAAATATCCAGGTCTAGCTTAACCAGGTTATATCGTAATGAAGTCGTTAATGTGAACATGGA